ACGATCAGGAAGATTGCGTGTGTATATTGAAGCATTTGCTGATGGCGGCAAGGCCAGCATGGAAGACGATGCCAAATGGACCACAGTCAGCTACATGCCGTCATTCTTTGGTTCAACTCCGTTGCCGGCCACAGGCGGCGCCACTGATTCAGTAGGTGCCTATCCCGGCAATGAAAACAGCTACGGCATGTGGTTTACTCCACCGGATGTGGGTATCACTGTGGTGTGTATATTTGTCAATGGTGATCGCAGCCAAGGATTTTATATTGGAGTGATTCCTGAGCAAGGTCTAGGCAACATGGTGCCTGCAATTGCATCGTCAAATCGTTATGTCACAGGCAACAAGAATCAAGAAGCATATTTTGCCAATGCAACAAGACTACCAGTTACAGAAATCAACACTCTCAATGATGAGGTTTTCAACAATCCCAGATTCTTTGAACAACCAAAACCTGTGCATGGTTATCTGGCACAGAGTCTATTTCAACAAGGCCTAATCAATGACCTAGAACGTGGCACTATACGTTCCAGCAGTCAGCGAGAAACACCCAGTGCTGTGTTTGGTGTTAGCACTCCGGGCGTGGCCATCTATCAAGGCGGCATGAACGCCAATGACATCAGAACCAAACTAAATGACGGAGAAATCAAGCCCAGCGACGCCAAGGTTATTGGCCGAATTGGCGGACATAGTCTTGTGATGGATGACGGCGATCTTGAAGGCGACAATGCCTTGTTTAGATTGCGAACTTCAAAAGGTCATCAAATCACCATGAGTGATACAGGCAACTTCTTTTACATCACTCATGCCAATGGACAGGCCTGGCTGGAGTTTGGTGTAGAAGGCACAATAGATATATTTGCCACAAACTCAGTAAACGTGCGCACCCGCGGCGACATCAATCTACACGCTGATCGAGATATCAACATGTTTGCTGGACGCTCAATAAAAGCCAAATCTCGCAGCACATTTCAAATTGAAAGTGACCTCACCATTTCATTACGAGCACAACAAGACATCACCTTGTACAGCGCCGGCACAATTGGTGTCAAGGCCGATGGTGTACTAACGCTGAACTGTGCGTCAGGATCCTGGGGCGCACCCGGAGCACTGGTACTTGATGGCGGCACAGTTGATTTAAACGGTCCCAAGGCAGGCAAAGTCAAGGTCGCCGCGCCCATAACAAAAACTGTGTTTGATGATACCAAATTCAGCACCAGCAAGGGCTGGGAGGTCAGTGCCAACAGTCTGGAAAGTGTAGTGAGCCGAGCACCCACTCATGAGCCATACCCGTCGCACAACAAAGGTGTTGATGTAAAAGTGGCATTTGAAGACGGCAAACCCACACCACCTCCGGGTGCAACACCAGTGCCCGCCGGCGTGGAGATACAGGCAAAATAACATGGGCAATTTTACATTCAACCTTGATAGTTTAAAATCCTCTGCTGGTTCTTCTGCCACTAGTTTTGAAACTTCATTAAATTCAAAAACAAAAGATGAAGATCTCAAATATACCGGCACTGATACTATAGTCTGGGATAGAGTAAATGGTGAACGACTTCGTCGTGGATTGCCTAGTCTCACCAGTTTAGGATATCCACGTCCGCCTGAAGATACTACTGCTGCACCTGCTGGTTCTCAGAGAGGTGGCACAGAGTTTGCCACAACGCCGGCCACAACGCCAGACGGGTCGGCAAAAGTATTTGATGTCAAAGGTCCTCCTGGTCTTACTCGAGAACAAGCATTTGACATTTTTAAAAAACAAGCCGCTGCAGGCGGCCTGGTAGGATTCAAAGCTGGTGATGTACTCAGCGCAGCAACACAAGCAGCAGACGGCTTACCAGGCGCTCAAGCCCTGGTAGCTCAGGCGCAAGCCGGACTTGGTTCTGCACTGGGGTCAGCATCCGGCGCACTGGCACAGGCTGGTGGCGCACTAGGCGGCAGCCTGGCAGGCACAGCAGCAGGCCTAACATCACTAGTGGGGCCAGCAGTGTCGTCTATCAGCGGAGTTGGTTCTGCCTTGGTAGGAGCAGCAGCCAAGGCCGGCAGTGTTGCAACATCAGCACTACAAACAATCAACACGGCGTTGACAAAAACACCCCTAGGTGCAAACCCAATCAACATTGCTAATTTTGCCAAAACCATACCAGCAGTGAGTGGCATAGGTCCCATGACCACCGCGCAAGTTACTGGAGTATTGGCGCAGGCCAAAAATCTAGTGGCACAATCAGCCAGCACAATCAGCAACGCCAAGGGCATTGGTGAGTATGGTCTAAACATTCAACAGCTTGAAACTGCTGGCTATGTCAAACCTGGCATCAGCAATTTGCTCACACAGGGCACCAGTAGTCTAGCAGCAATTGCAAAAAGTCCTGCAAGCTGGACAGGAAAAGATGGAATACAAGGTCTAAGTGGTTTGTTGGCTAGTCCGTCCACTCAGGGCCTGATACAGCAGGATCTCATGGCCAAGGGAGTGGCTGGTCTGGGCGCAGTGGGAATCCCAGTCAGCAATTTATCTGCACAAGGTCTTGCAGGCATGGCACTAAATGCTGCCAAGAGTCTGCCCAATGCTGAAGCGTTTGTCAAAGGCCTGCCCATACCTGGAGATGCCACAGGTGCGATCAAAGCAGCCATGAACACCGCAGTACGAGATAGTGCATTTGCAGTCAACCTAGTGGCCGCCAAGATACCAGACACTTTCAAAGACGCAAAAATACCTATACCGGCAACTGACACTGTGAGTAGAGCCACAGTGGATGCCGCCAGCAGTCGTATCGCAGGCAACGACAAAATACCTCCGGTCAATTATGGTCCGCCAGCGCCTATCACTGCTGGCGCAGCAGAAACCCAGTTGGTTGGCCTTCAAGCAGATTTAAACAATCTTGTAAAGGTATTAAATGCTCGTGCAGTATTTTTATCTAACCTAAGCGAAAAAGTTGCGGCCTTAGAAAATCAAGCAACAATAACAGAAAGTGAATGGGCAGCAGTAGATACTGAGTACCAAACAGAACGGACCAACTACAACGCTACCGTGGTTCCAAAAATAGGTGAGTATATACGTGCTCGAAACAGTGCAGACTTCCGAGTACAACAAGTCACTGCTGCTGATTTTAAGACTCTGGACGTTGGCGCACTTGAAGTTGTAAAACGCAGCAGAGACGTGAAAGAACGAATTAGTCAATTGCAGTTCAAAATTGAAGGCCGCAGTGCATAAGCACCGGTAAATACACTATGGCACAAAAATTCATTGGCTTCAACACACAAGGACAATACAAAAAGTTCACCCTCACAGACTTTGAACTGATCAAACGTGATCTGCTGAATGCGTTCAACATTCGTCAAGGTCAGTTGCCTGGCCGTCCAGCCTATGGCACAGTGCTCTGGGACTTTTTGTTTGAAAATCAAGTGGAAGCATCACAGCAGGCAATAGAGCGAGAAGTACAGCGTGTGGCAGCCGGCGACCCAAGAATTTTTATCAGTCAAGTTGTGACCTTCCCACAAGAAAACGGTATCCTGATCCAGGTAGAGCTTACTGTAACCCCGTCTACCGATGCCGAGCGGCTGAGTATTTTCTTTGATCTGCAACAGCGCAACGCCTCCTATGTATAACTAAGCCGTTTTTGTTGCCGCTAAATAAACAATAGAGGCGTATTAAGAATGGCAAAAACAACTAGACAAACAGCGATATTTGGTGTTGAGGACTGGAAACAGATCTATCAAACCTATCGCGAAGCAGACTTCCAGAGCTACGACTTTGAAACTCTTCGCAAGAGTTTTGTTGATTACTTGCGCTTGTACTATCCAGAAACATTCAATGACTACATTGAAAGTTCAGAATACATTGCCCTGCTGGACGTTATTGCGTTCATGGGCCAGGCTCTTGCTTTCCGTACCGATCTAAACACTCGTGAAAATTACATGGACACTGCTGAACGCAGAGACAGTGTCACTCGTCTAGCCAATCTAGTGAGCTACACTGCCAAACGCAACATAGCAGCACAAGGCCTACTCAAGGTATTTTCAGTCACCACAACTGAAAATGTTGTGGACTATCAAGGTGTGAATCTTTCCAACATCACTGTGAACTGGTCCGACCCAACCAACCCTGACTGGCAAGAACAGTTTACCACAATTATCAACAGCAGTCTAGTAGACACTCAACGTGTGGGTCGCCCAGGCAACCGTCAGACTATTCTGGGTGTGCGCACAGACGAATATGCAGTTAACCTGGTGCCAGGATTCTTGCCCATAGTGCCTTACACCGCCGTGGTTGATGGTGTTACCATGCCTTTTGAGGCCATGAGCTCAACATCTGTGGGTGCCACATATCTATATGAGCCTCCACCAAGAGCCAACCAACCATTCAACATCTTGTTCCGCAATGATCAACTGGGATTCCAGTCAGCCAATACTGGCTACTTCTTTATGTTCAAGCAAGGCGTGCTGCAAAATCAAGACTTCAACCTGGCTGAAAAAGTATCAAACCGCACAGTAAACATCAACATTGAGGGCGTCAACAACGAAGACCGTTGGTTGTTCCAGTTGGACAACGTGGGCAGTGTGAGTCGTGAATGGGCCTATACCGAAAACATCTATGCCGCAGCCGCAGAACAAGTGGGCACCACACTGCGCCCAATCTACACAGTGACATCCAGAACCAATGATCAAATCACCATGGTGTTTGGTGACGGTGTGTTCTCAGAAATTCCAGTGGGAACATATCGTGCGTATGTTCGTGCATCCAACGGCTTGCAATACATTATCAACCCTGAAGAAATGCAGGCTGTGACTGTTCCCATCAGTTATATCAGTCGTGACGGCAACCTTGAGACCATGACATTTACTTGTGGTATCACAAGACCGGTCAGCAACAGTCAGGCACGTGAAAGCATTGACGCTATCAAGCAACGTGCGCCTGCCAGATACTACACACAGAATCGCATGGTCAACGGCGAAGACTACAACCTGTTCCCTTACACACAATACAATTCAATTGTGAAAAGCAAGGCTCTGAACCGTGCGTCAATTGGCACCAGTCGTTATCTTGACCTTGTGGACAACACAGGAAAATATTCCAGTACCAATACCTTTGGCAGCGACGGTGGACTATGGGAACAGAATATTCTGCCCACTATCTTGTTTGCTTATACCAATCGAAATGAAATTGCAGACGTGGTTACCAATCAGGTACAGCCCGGCATCGGCGAAACCACTATGCGGCAGTTTTACTATGAGAACTTTCCCAGAGTCACAGCAACTACCTTGCCCACATATGGGTCAACTACCTGGGTTGTCGGCGCCACCTGGAATCAGAGCACAACACTGGCCAATGAAACCACAGGCTATTTTAGAAACGCAATAACATCAGCAACCTGGCCCAACGGAACACCAATTCCAGTTGGCTCCACAACCACAACAGCATTCAAATACGTGGCTGTGGGCAGCCTAATCAAATTTGTTGCACCATCGGGCTATTACTTTGACAGCAACAACAAGTTGCAACAAGGCACACCAAGTCGTGCTGACGAAACACTAGAAATCTGGGCCAGTCCACTAAGCATACAAGGCGACGGCTACAACAACGGCCTAGGCAACTTGAGTTCTGGGTCAGGACCAGTTGCACTCAACAACTTTGTGCCTTCGGGCGCACTGGTAGACACTATCATTCCGTTGTTCGTCACAGACCTGCCACTCAGCCTGGAACAGGCCATGGCTGAACAGATCTTGTTGAATCGCAATTTTGGCATTGGCTATGACAGCAATGGAGACATCACAGGCACACCATATTCGTGGTATCTGATCACCAGCACAAATCTGGCAGCAGATTCTACATTTAGTCAGACCAATGCAGGATCAACTGCAGGAACCAATCAAGATGCTTCCTGGTTGGTGCAGTTTGTGGTGCAGAATCAAAACTACACAATCACATTCCGCGGTCTGGCCTACTACTTTGGATCAGTACTGCAAACTCGTTTCTTCTTCTATGATGGCGCACAGGTGTACGACAGTCGATCAGGCACTGTGATCAAAGACTACATCAACTGCCTGGCAGTAAACACACAACCTGATTCTACT